TCTTTTTTAAGTTTAGTTGAAGGAATAAAAGATAAGATTACTACAAAAATGTATCAAACCTTATGTGCCTTATATAATTCCTGGACGGAAAAAGAAATACAAATTCCTCTTAATATTTTTAATAAAGTTATTCCACCAACTCTAGAGGAATATAAAGATTTAATTGAAAAATTAAAATATTTGAGAAATAATGACATTTTAAATGGTGGAAAATACAAAAGTAATCAGAATTTTCTAATGGGAATGTTTAATTATTCTTCTTCTTTTAAAGCTGTATGTTGTGCTAGTTATACTTATAAAATATGGAAAGAATTTTATCCCAAGTCAGACTTGTTACTTGAACACATGGAACACTCAGATGATTACTTTTTAATTGTTTTGTACACAGATATTAAAGAATTTGAGAAATTTAGAGTTCTACATAAAATAATGATGAGATTACATGGTTATAATGATAGCACAAAAAAAACAAATTGTCAAGCCATTTTCATGGAATTTGTTTCTCAGTTATCTTTTAATGGTGTAATGCTTTATCCTCAAATTAAAAAATCAAAGGAAGTGAATACCAACTTACCCTGTACAGGTTATAAAAATGATATTGATTCTGCATTATCAAGAGTTGGTGAATGTATGAGAGTTGGTTGTAATCAAAGTTTTTTATATTTTTTTGAAAAGCTTCATGTTTATTATGTTGCAGACTCCTATTCCTTGCTACCCAAAATGCATAATAATGTTGGTGAAACAATATCAGATATGATTAATACACCTGTAGAATTATTTGGTCTTCCTGATTGTTTACCTATTTTTTCTCTTTATTGTAGGGGAAATGTTAATAATTATAGACTATTTAAATATGGTTCTGAAAATGTTAAAAAACTTATAGTTTTCCTTTATCAATATAGTAAGGAAACAAAAACAATTGAGGATAATATGGTGGAGGATTCTGAATATAGCTATTCATTATATAATCCTAGATTTGTTTATTCCTTTGAAAATAAAAACTTGTCTAAGATTAAAAAGGTTCTAAATATAAAACAGGAGGAAATAAAAAAATTTTGGGATGATCATATCTCCTATAAATTTAGTAAACCAAAGGACCCTGAAACTCTTATTCAATGGATAACAGTCATGTTTTATAATAAAACTTTCACTGAAGCTTATGTTAAAGCCTCAAGAACTATGATGACAATGAGATTATCAAAGTTTGTTAAAAATAAGATCTTAAAAATAAAATTGGATTTGGAAGATTATTTTCAAGACAAGAACAAATTTTATCAAACTGCAATAACCATATTGGACTTTAAAAAATATATTAAGGAAATTTATCAAAATAGATACACTAATAATGAATTATTCTATAAAGAAATTATGAAAGATCAAAATGATCCAGAATATATTCAAATTTTAAAAATTACAACAAAATGTGACCCAACCTATACAGGAG